TAAATACTGTTCAGAACCTGGACATACTCAATTTCAGTGCAAGAAAAGAAAATTAGAATTAAACAAGAAGACAATTGAAAAACCTATCACCAGAAAGCACCAGAAGTCTTCTGGTAAACGAAACAACGAAAGACGTAAGATTATTAATCTCTTAGATAAAGAGTTCTCTAGATATTGGAGAATGTCTCAGATTGAATCTCACGGATGCTGTAGATGTTTTATTTGTAATAAACTTCTTTCATATGAAAATGCATGTATAGGACACTATAAGTCTAGACGATATATTTCTACACGCTTTAATCCATTTAATGCGAATGTCATCTGCTATAAGTGCAATGAAATAAATTCAAAGCAACCAGAAATTTTGAAAATTTATAGAGAAAATATCATTAATACATATGGCGTTTTAGCTTTAGCAGATATAGAAAACTCGATTCATGATAAGATTTCAACAGAAGAATTAAAAAACATTTTGTCTCACTATAAAGAGCTGAATAAACAGTTCAAAAAGTAAGATTATTTACTTTTATTTTTTTTAGCGTTATAATTGAATCAGCCCATTTGTATGTGAGATAACATGGAAAATATACAATTGACGATAGATAGACATAGCAAACCGAGAGCTATACTTATCGATGAATCACTTTTATTCAACGAAAGTTGTAGAGATTATATCACAGAAATTATAGATATTAATGAACTTAGCGTTTATTATGACACTATAGTTCTTTCATCTGATAAAAATTATATGAAAGAGTTTCTGTTACATAATTCATTATGTTCACGGGTTGAAAGCAAATACGAAAAATATAAAGAATTAAAAAATGAATATAAATTTCTTCTTTTAATTTGCATGAAAAAAGATGCGAAAAAAATGAAAGAATATTACAAATGCGAGATATTGAGTCGCTAGATTTTTCTAAAAAACATTTCATACAAGTAGAATTTAACTTTGAAGTTTTAAGAGCTGGAAGAATAATTCTCTCTCTTAAGAGACAAGGAAAAGATTTTACGAAATATTCTAATCTAGAAAGATATAATGTAAATTTTGTAGATTATGTTGAAGCTTTAGCTAATTTAGATAAAATTGAAAAATATAATGAAGACTCTTTAAAAAGAATTAAATATCTTAAAGACTTAGACCCAGTAAGCAGTTCTACTTATAAATTTCCTAATATTTATATGATAATTGAACGAATCAATAATTCAGAAAATATAGAACAAAGTTTTTATGATTGCTTAATTCTTCCATATTTTAGAAATTATGAAGAGTTTATTTTATCAAATGAGACTGTGAAAATAAAGCTAAAAGAATACAACATTAAAAAAGAAAAAAGAAAAATCTATTTTAATAGACCTTACGATTTTTTCGAAATAATCAAAAGTCCTATTCTTACAGAAAAACAAAAAACTAAAATGATTAACGACACATACAATTCTTGCAAAACTATTAGATATAGTTCTTTAATGATAGAAAACATGATTAAAAAAGAAAACTATATTAAATTAGATTTAGAAGACCAGAGATTCTTGCTAAAAAAATGGTATGAAGTAAATGACTTTCATAAAATTAAAACTTTAAAACGATTGGGGATAAATTATGTCTGAGTATAAAGAAGTTGAAGAAATAAAGCAAAGAGAAAAGAATGAAGAAACTCTTTCTGACAAGCTAAGAGACTTATTATCTAATGAGTTATTGACAGATAGACTATTAAAAGAAAAACCTCAATGGCTTCAAGTAATAGGTGACAATAAACCTATGTCTGTAATAGCTGGTTCATTAATTGCAGAAGCTATGACTGGTGATAAAGCAGCAGCTTCGTTAGTAAATAAAATGGCATATGGTGACCAAGTAACTATAAATGCTGGTAAAGGGTTCTTTGATTCAAACGAAATTAAAATTGAGATTATCGACCCGAAACATAAAGATGATTTGGAGGCAGAGCAGGAAGAATTTTAAATATGATATAATTTAATTATGTTTGGTTATGTATATAGAACAACTAATCTTATAAATGGAAAAAGATATATAGGCAAACATAGAAGTAAAGAATTTGACAAAAAATATTATGGTTCTGGAAAGCATCTTAAATCAGCAATTAAAAAATATGGTTTAGAAAATTTTAAAATTGAAATTTTATCTTGGTGTTCTTCAAATGAAGAATTAGCACTAAGAGAAGTTGAATTTATCAAAAAAGAAAATCCAGAATATAATATTTGGTATATGCCACAAGAATATTCTGACAACCAATATAAATGGGAAAAAGGACATATTCCAACTAACAAGGGAATCAAATTAACAAAAAAGCAAAAAGAATTTATTTCTATAAAAACAAAAGAAGCAATGGCTAAACCAGAAATAAAAGCAAAATCTTATAAAGGTTCTATGAGAATGAAAGATTCAGATAAAAGAGAACAAATGAGAAAAATAATGCTTGAAAGAATGACTCCTGAATATAAAAAATTTATTTCTGAACAAACTAAAAAAGCTATGACTCGTCCAGGAGTTAAAGAAAAAATTTCTAAAAATACTAAAAAAGCTATGGCTTGTCCAGAAGTAAGATTGAATTTGCTTCTTGGTCTCCAAAGAAAACAAGAGAAAATCGGAAAAAATTTAAACCCTAAACTTTTAGAGGAAATTGAAATGTTAAAACATAGAAAGGAGGGCAGGCTCACCAATGAATCTGAGTAGAAAGCAAAATGAGCTTTTGACTTGCATGATGGACGAAAGTGCATCAGAGATTCTTATTGGTGGGTCGTAGCTCGGCAGGTGGTGGAAAATCAAGCAGTATTTGTGCTGTAGTTTTAGTTTTAGCTAAAAAATATCCAGGATATCGTTGTGCAATATGTAGAAAGACATCACCTGCACTTAGGCTAACTACATTTGAAGAAATGAAGCAAACTCTAAATAGAGAAGGTCTAATCAAAAAAGAAAGTAGACAAACATCTGGATATGACTATGAACTAGATAATATGGCTTTTGAAATTAGGTTTGTAAATGGAAGTAAAATTCATTTTATGTCTCTTGACCTTCGTGGTGATGAAGACCTCCAGCGTTTAGGTTCTACAAACCTTGATGATGTATATATTGACGAGGCAGGTGAAATTGCATTTGAAGCTTATCAGATTGCTAAATCTCGTATTGGTCGTGGTCCAGCATCTATCATGTATAAAAGACCTGGAAAAATTATTATGTCTTGCAACCCATCTCAGAACTTTTTAAGAGAATATTTCTATGACCCATATGAAAGACAAGGCAAAGGTGAATTTCAAAAATGGAAAATTGGAAAAACAGTAGACCATGAAGGAAATGAAATTGATTCTTATAGATGCTTCCTAAGAGCTACCTGTTATGATAATCCATTTTTGCCTCAATCTTACATTGAAAATCTGAAATCTCTTGAACCAAAACAAAGAAAACGTCTTTATGAAGGTGACTGGGATTACGCAGATGATGATAATGCACTATTTACATCAGAATGTATATCTAAAGCTACTATATATGAAATTCCTGAAACACCAAAAGATGAAACTGGAAAAACTATATTTAATAAATTTATAGGCGTAGACGTTGCAGATAAAGGTGGAGATGAAACTATTGCTACAGTCATAGATAATAATATAGTAATTGAACAAAAAGCTCTTCATGCTGATTCTAAATCTATGGTCCCTATTGCAAGACAATATGCAGACGAACTTGAAAAACTTGCTATAAAATATGGATTTACAAAAAATGATGCTAAAAGAATTGCAATTGAAAAGAACGGTGTTGGTGTAGGCTTAGTAAGTCAAATGCAAATTAAGGGATGGAGAATTCTTGAATATGTCTCAACAGGAAAAACTCGTTCAAAGTATATTTACCAACTATACAGAGATATGCAAGACGGTAGATTAAAAGTCTATTATAATTTATCTACATCAGAACAGTTAAGAAGACAGCTTCAAGCTCATGAAGTAAATTATGATGCAGATGAACCAAAAATCTTAGGAAAAGACAAAGTAAGAATGAAAATTAATCGTTCTCCAGATATGTCTGATAGTTTATATATTGCAAATTATTCAAGACTTTATACAGCTGAATACGGAAGTCATGCTAGACGGTTTAAAACTGTGTCTATTTAATATATAATATAAATAGATAGCTTACAGGAGGTGAGAGCTATGGCTATTTATAAAACTCCGGATTTATCAGGAAAGATAATCAATCTTACGAGAACATCTTATGACGCCTATAGCATCTCTGGTGAAATAGTAACATTGCACTCATCTAATGAAAGAATTAAAAGACCAAGATGGGGCACATATTACATTGTCACAAAAGAACAAGCAGACATTCTTAGAAAAACAAGAACAACTAGAGATTTATTATTTGCTGTTTCTCAAGGCGCATGCAGAGACAAAAAAGTTCTTCATAAGTTTATTACTGTAAATGATTCAGAAAGAGTTTATCCAGAGGGAGAGAGCTAATCTCTCCCGTTTTTCTTTTTAGAAAAAGTATTTACTTTTTAAGAAAAATTATTTATAATTAAATTAATATTAATTAAAGCAAAGGAGCTTGAATGGAAGAAGATGAAAAAACATATCAATCTGAAGAAGATTGGTGTAATGACAACTTCGTAGCATTTGAAAATGAAGAATCTTATATTAGGTAGGTGAGAAAAATGAAATTTGAAAATATTTTAATACCACATATTGAATCTTTAAAAGCAGATTTGCAAGATTTAGTAAGTTCAAGAAATGATTTAAAAGATATTCTTGATGACTTGACAGATGTTCAATACGAACATGCAATTGATAGCTTGAATTCTCTAATCTGTAGACTTGTCGATATTAAAGAATGTTTGGAGGAATAATGATATTTACAGTAGCACAGTTACAAAATGCATCGTTTAAATATTTAAATAAATATGCTGAAAATTTAGATAAATCAACGATTAAGCAATATATTGCTTATTATGGAGAACTTTCTCACAATAAGATTAGAAACATTAAAAATAAAGATTCTGAGAATGGTGAATTTATTTCTCCAGAAAAACTATTCATAGAACATTGTATTTCACAATATGAGCTTTTCGACAGCATAAATGAAGAAAATATTAAAATTGCATATAAATGTCTAATTTCTGGAGCTTCATTCATCATTCGTTTAAATGAAAAAGTTCTAAATGAAGCTAACAATATAGCAGAAGATTTTTTGAGAAAAGGAGAATAAAAATGGCAGGAACTAAAGCAGGCGGAGCAAAAGCAGCAATTACTAATAAAATGAAGCATGGTTCAGATTTTTATGCAAGAATTGGTGCTAAAGGTGGAAAGAACGGTCACACAGGAGGATTCGCTGCAAACAAAGCTTTAGCAATTGAAGCAGGCATGAAAGGCGGAAAGATTAGCAAACGAGGAAAAGCTAAAGCATAGTTTTATAAAATTTTTTAACTTGCTTTAGAGTTTTCTTTACAGCATTCTTAGCGAAATCTTTACCAGTTCCAGGAGTCGTATAGTTTTTAACTACATGAGTTCCATCAGCTCTCATACCTCTTTCCTGATATGAAGCATAAGGTTGTCGCCAAATGATAGTCCCAGTATAAGTTTCTGGGACTACTGTTTTTAATACATTTCTACGCAATTGAGAAGAAAGCATTGGAGTATTAAAAATGCTATTTCTGTGAATATCTTCAATTATAAGACGATTAGCTAAAGATATTCTTTGTGTAGTAAGCTGTCTTATATATTCTTCATTATGTTGTATTATTACAGGCATTATTTATTACTCTTAATTTGCAAACGTTTAATATTATTCATCATATTTTTCATTGTAACAGGGAATGTCATTAACTGTAGTTGAAGTGCTGTTGGTATGCATAATGTGATATCCATCTTCTCAACGTGGTCTTGAGAAACATTTAAATCATATCCATAAACTCGATATTCACCGTTAATAAAGTTAAATATATCATCAATATCTACTTGAATTCCGAATGCATCTCCAATATGAACATTCCCAGGATTATAGATATTAGAATCAAATTTAAGAATAGGAATATCTTGAACTTCATCTGATGCATGAACTGCACCTTGAGCTTCAGTTTCAATTTCTCTTCTAGTTGTCGTATCTACTTGAACTATTTGAACTCTTGCTTTATACTTAGCACATGATTCTTCGTCTATTGCTGTTCCGTTTGTCAAATCTGCGTATTGAATAGATTGTCCTGCATTAAGAATCAAATCTGAGTTATCAAATAAGTGAGTGTTTACTGCATGTCCGACATTATAAAGTGTATCAGCATCTCTTTCAATACTAATTTCAGAAATTTGTCCTGGCCACGTTGCTACATGATTTACAACTAAATCACCTTCAGCTTGCTTTAAGATATAATTTCCATCTTTATCTACAGAGAATTCAAAGTTTTGGTCTTGGAGCTTTGCAATATTATAAAGTGCTTCTTTTGCATTAACTCTGTGATAATGTCTTACTCTATCTGTGGGATATATTTCTCTATTAGAAAATGCTGGGTCAAAATAACCAACTTTAAGATTTAAATCATATGCTGAAGTTGCAGCAGCATTTATTTCATTAGTTCTTTGGTCTTCATCTGAAGGACGATAGATATTTATATCATTAATGTAGAAACGATAATTTGAAGTATTTTTAAGTGATAAGTGTTTTACAAAGCCTTGTGTTGTGTGCAAATTAAATATTGCACTGAACTTTGTCCATTTAGCACCACTCTGTCTACCAGATGGATATGAAATAAATGAAAAATCTGAAGAATATCTATTAGTTGAATCATCAGAACCATCAGTATCAATCTCTAGTGTCATAGTAATTGTTCTTGGAACTGGAGAAACAGATGTATTTTGTTCAAGTTCATCAATGCAGTGCCAAAATTCAACTTTTAGATATTGATTATACATTGATGCTTGAGACCATCTATTAGCACCCTTTAGTTGAGAACATGTAAGCTTGAAGCATTTAAATTCACAATTTGGGTCAAATGAAATAGAACCATTTTGCCAGTGTGCTAAATAAACATTTGAATCAGCTGTTTTAACTGGAATATATTCCAAATTATTCGGGTCTGTAGCTCTCCAGCCATTAAAGTAAGATGTATCATTTTCATCACCTGAATCTGTCTGTTCACTTAAGAAGTCATAGTTGTCAATCCAGTTCATTTCATGTTGAGCGTCATAAATTATATTAGATGCTATTTGAGGATAATTCATGTCTCCATATGAACAATTAATGAAACGTTTATTTAATTCTTCGCCATATCCAACAGCTTTTATTTCAAGCGCTTGATGACCAACAGCAGACAATGTAGCTTTTGCATACATTAAAATACCAGTAAAGATTATTTCAAAATTCCTTTTGACAACAATATCAACTAAATATGGTTTAAGAACATCAGTAATTTTTGTATTTTCTTTTTCAAGTTTTTTCTTAAATTGAACATATTCAATTGTTGTTGCTAAAATATCTGGAATATTTCTTTCCTTTGAAATTCTTAAATCAGAAATTGCAATATTTGAAATATCTATTAATCGCCCATAAGAACCACCTGCACTTTTATCTCCGACTTTAACTGACATATTTTCAGGAGATAGAACTTTTCTTAAAGTAACATATGCACATGCATCAAATGGTTTATATTCAATGTATCTAGTTGAAGTATTGTCTATCTCAAAGATTTCTTCTTTCTTTTCGACAAATTGCAAGTTTCCAGATTGATAAGAATAACTTCCGCTTGTAGTTCCCTTGAAAATTCTCAACTCAGAATATTGGCTTGAAGAAACTTGTCCTTCTTTACAAATAATTGAAATTTTATATTTTCCTGTATTTGCAGATGTAGGAGAATAGCTCCAGTTTCTCTGAGAATAAACCCAAGAACGACTATCTTCTGTAGGCGTAGAATCATAAATTGAAGCATCTGCATTTGCAGAAATACCGACAGAAGATGCAGACGAATAAATGTCAGTTACATCTATCACATTTGGATTTATTACTTCATAAAATACTCTATGCTTTACGTCATAAAGACCTGGCATATTATCTTGTTTTCTATAGCAAGGATTGAAAACATATTCAAAATCATTAGAAGAACTCGTTGATTTAATTCTTATGTTATGAACTTTACCTTGAAAATCATAAATACCTGATAATGAATATCTTTGTTGTTTAAAGTTTAATAAATTAAACAAAGTAACTTTTGTATATTCATGTGAGCCAAGAGAAAATGACTCAGTTGTCAATAATTGGTCGTTTACATAAAGTTTTGCTTGGTTTAAAGAAGTTTTAACAGAAATTTTAAGCTTTTCATTATCTCCTGCATCAATCGTATAAAAAGTTGCAGAAGTCATAGTTCCACTTCTATAAAGCGCAAATGATTTTTGTGTAGAAGAATTTCTTTTAACTAAAATACAATAACCGTAATTTCCGTCACTATAAGTTCCGAATAAAGTCATTGGACTTGAACTCGAATTTTCATTTAAGCTTATCATAATATCTACATCAACGAACATCAATTTATTGAATGTTTTTTGGAAATCAATATAGCCCTTATTATAAGTTGTTGATGTATAAGTATTTTCTAAGTATTCTACAAATTGATAATTTGCTTCATCAGAAAGCCTTGAATTCCAAAACTCTACTGTATATTGTGGAGTATCAAGAGTTTTTAATTTTCCATCTTCATTCAATTCTGGAATAGAATAAGTTTTTTCTATAGGACTTGACAAAAAAGCATTCTGCTCATAATAAATCTGCGAATAAGAATTGCTTGTGTTTCCGCGACTAAACTGAATTTTTAATTCCTCACCTCTTTTACACGGAACTTCACAAGCAAATGTAGTTGATGCAACTTCTTTTGTTTCTTTCCATGAAGACCAAGTTAAGTCAGATGTATACTTATAACGATAATAATTTTTGATATCTCTAACTTCTGAACCTTCTGAAGGAGAAACATATGTATATTTTATTTCATATGTTTGACCAGTTTTAAGTTTCTTTAAATTGTCTATATCATTTGAATTTACAGTTATAGAAGCGTATTCAGAAGGAAGAGTAATTACTTCATATCCATTAGCATTTACTGGTTGATAATAACTACCTTCAGCATAAGACCATATATAATATATGCTATCCCAAGATGAATAAACATTATAAAAATTTATTGCACTACTTGAAACATAAGAACTTAAATCAGCAGTCGAAGGAAGAACATATGCGTATAGATAATATCTTGTGTTTCCTTTAATTGCAGATGTTCCGACATTGTTGCTGGTATTCGTTAATTTAGTTTCATAATATTTTTCATAAGCATTATTAGAATCCAATGGATGAGTTAAAAATGCTGTGTCATCATAAAATGTAGATGCTGATGTGCTTGAATAAATTATATTCGAAGTTAACATCGATTCAGAAGTATTAGCTCTACCTACATAATATGGAGTAGTCGATGCTAATAGACCAACATATGGAAACTGCATAAACGATGAAGTGCTCTGTCCAAAAGGAGTATAAGCTCCATAAGTTGCAACATAACAATTAAATGAAAAACTGTCTGCAGTTACTTTTAATGGATAAAAAACAGATTCATTTTCTTCTTGAACTTTATAAAAGTTAGCAAATACTGGTCCGCCTTCTGCCATAAACTAAATTCCTTGATAATTTTCTGTCCATTCAATATTACAAGAAACGTTGTCACTTTCATCTCCTGATATTAAATATATTTTGTTTTGTCCAGGTTGTAAATACCACCATTCTGAGTTCTCATCTATAAATAGAGAAATTGAACGATTATTTTCTAATGCTTGTCTTGTATTCATATCAACAGTAACTACTGAACCTGTTGCAATTCCTTTTTTAATAATTACTTGTTTATTAGTTGTATAATTTTGAAGAATTATATCTGAAGTAAATGGTCCAGTTAGAATAAGTTTTGGATAGCATGGAAGAGAACCCCTATAATCAACAACTGAAGTTGCATATCCTTTTTCGAATAACACTGGAATAACTTCAGGATTTACGTGACCTCCTGACATAATATCTCTATAAATGATATCTCTTTTGATAACTGAGTCTTCATCTCCAAATTGCTCAGCTTTCTTAATTTCTGCATCTGGACAATAGAAAGTCAACTGAAATTCACCATATTTTGTATTCGTATAAGGAATATTCATATTAGTAATATATCCTTCAGTATAATAAATCAAGCCAGAGATTGTTTTAAAGAATATTGGAAATACTGTTCTGATTTTTAAGAAATTAATAAGCTCTTCTCTACCAGAAATTAGATTTTCACCGCATCCATATTCTTTATCGTAATAAAATCCCTGAAGCACTATTTCGCGTCCACTAAAAAGCTGAGCAGACATGTATCCGCCATCTTTTCCAGACCAATCATTATTATTATTTCTAAATGGCGGAGATTCAAGACCTTCTATCTCAGTTAATTGAAATTTAGAATCTGAAGTTCCTAGAATTACACCATTTAACTGCCTCTTATTATTTTGTGTGTAATATTTTCCAATTAAAACTTGCATTTTACAACCTGCTTATATTAAACATTATATCTCTTGATATCTTGTTAAAGTCACTCTGAGCATAATTATTGTTATAGATATTAATTGTATTGCTCTTTTGATTTACTCCCCCAAGTGTTCCTTCTTCTCCTTGTCCAGAAATAGTCATAGAAAGATTCTTTAAGTTGTTGAAGCCAATTGTATCAGCTAAATCTTCAATTGACAAAGATTCAATAACTAATTCAGAAATTGATTCTGCAGTATCTACAAGCTTATATTTCATCTTTTCAATACCATCAATCATACCTTCAACAGCCCAAATACCTGATTGATAAGTTGTCTTCCAAGGAGAACCTTGTTTGCCCTTGTCTTTCAGACCTTGTAAGTAGCTTGAAGCAATTTGCCAACCAACTGAGTATATATTCTTCGAATTAGCACCATTTATGAATCCTTGAACTGCATTTGCACCTGCATTATAGAATGTATCATCACCTTGATGCTTTGAATTAAACCCATTAATAAGATTTTGTGCTAAAGTTTGTCCTTGATAATACTCATCTTTCATTTTAGGTTCAATAGCATTCCAAATAGTTCCTTGAACATCTGCACCAGCTTTTTGGAGTTCGCTGTTCTTGCTTCCCATGCCTTCAGCGAATTTTCTAACCAATTCTGCTCCTTGGAAATATTCATCTTGAAGTTTTGGCTCTATCGCATTCCAAATTGTTCCTTGAATATTTTCTCCAGCAGCTTGAATTTGAGGAATAAGTGAATTCATTCCATTTAAGAATTCGTTGATGAGATTTCTTGCAGATGCTGCTGCAGCAGAAATTGTTTCTTCAGTTAATTGGAATTCTGCTAATTTTTTGAGAGAATCAACTAAATATTGAGTTCTTTGCGGCAAATCTTCTTGAATATCGCCAAGAATGTGCTTAATCCAATCAATATTACCAAGAGAATCTCCCATATCCTTGAGCTTTAAAGCACCATTTCTAGCATTGTCATCAATTCTATCGAATAATTTTATTGAATTAACAAATCTTTCAGTGTTACTCCAAATATTTTCTGGAACGTCACCTAAAATATGCTTAATCCAATCGATATTGCTTAGAGAATCTTTAAGGTCGCTTAGTCTCTTAATTCCATTTTTTGCTTTGTCATCAATTCTGTCGAACAATTTTATTGCATTTACAAATGATTCAGTTTTTCCGTAGTCCATTGCGGGTGAACTTGCAAGAGTTCTAGAAATATTAGCTACGTGATTTATAACTTTTTCTAATTCTTCAGCAGCTCCACCCTTGTTTTCAAACAAACCACTTCCTTGAATCTTAATTCCAGATAGAGACTCAATGTTTTGTTTAATTGAATCAACAATTTCATTATTAATTGGTTTCAGAGGAGCAAACTTGTTAATAATATTTGAAACGTTATTAGCAATATCTGATAATAAATTGCTATTGATTAAATTGCTTAAATTAGAAAATACATTTCCAGTTCCTAATTCAGAAAGCTTAGTTAATATATTCTGAATTGCTGTGAAATCACCTTCAGATAATTGCTTTGCATATGATGAAGTTTCTACTAAACATTTAGCAGCTAATAACAAACCGCCTGCGATTACGTCGTTTATTATTGTTCCAATAGCAGCAAATCCTGAGAATAGAGAAATTACTGATAATATTGCATTAGTTTCAGTTATTACAGAATTTAAGTTTCTGATATTTACTAACTTTATGTTTGAAGCAGAAGAATATTTTGAAACTTCTTGTAATGCAATAGCAGCTACAAGCAATCCTCCAGAAATAATGTCGTTTGCAATTGCAGAAATTGAACCTAACACTGCAAATCCAGATAATACTGCAAGAACAAGGTCGACTTCAGTAATTACAGAATATAAGTTTTGTATATTTACTAATTTTATTTCTGAAGAACTAGAATGCTTTGAAGTTTCTTGCAATGCTATTGCAGCAACTAATAAACCACCAGCAATAATATCATTTGCTATAGCACTTATTGCTCCAAGAACAGCAAATCCAGAAATTATTCCTAAAATGATATCAACTTCAGCAAGTATTCCTGATAAGTTGAGTATAGCATCCATATCAATTCCTGAAACATGCTTTGATGTTTCTTCTAAAGCCATAGCTGAGACAAGCAAACCGCCAGAGAGAATTGAAGATGCAATGCTTCCTATAGCTCCGAATATTGCTAACCCAGAGATAAGACTGAGAATTGTGCTGACAATAGCTATTACTTCAGATAGTTCTACGATAGCATCCATGTTTATATTTTTAGTGTAATCACTAACTTTTGATAATGCCATTGCAGACAATAACAATCCGCCTGAAATTATAGATGAAGCAATTGAACCTATTGCTCCGAATAAAGCAAATCCAGAGATTGCAGCTAAGATTAAACTTACTATAGTTATAATACCTTCAAGATTTAATATTTCTTCTAAACTTATATTCTTTGTATAATTACTAACTTTAGATAATGCGATAGCAGACACTAATAATCCGCCGCTAATAACTATTGATGCTATAGAACCTATTGCTGCATACTTTCCGAATATACCTATTACTGCCATTACTGCAGCTGCAGCTATTACAACTAATAATAATGTTCCAAGTTCTTTCAATAAATCTAAGAGCTTTACATCTTTTAAGAGTTCATGAGTAAGCTTTAGAGCACCAGCAGTTGCTGCTATTGCTGCAGCAATCAATATTACTGCTCCTGCACCCTTAACAATTGAACCTAGAACTTTATCTACTTTAGATAATCCAGTATCCATTTTTGAAGCAGATTTTGAAATAGATTTTACTGAACCTGTTGCTCCAGACATATCATCAGCAGCTTTTTTCGCTGAATCTGCAGTTCCTGAAATTCCATTTAATGCATTTTTAATTTTATCTACACCACCAAGAGCTTTAGACTTAATATCAAAAAATGCTGTTACAGAATCTTTTAATGATTTGAAACTTTTAACTGTTTGAGCTATAGGCTCAGCAACAGAACTTATAGTTCTGAAGCTTAAAATTCCCATGACTATACCTGTCAATACTTCTGGTGGAATTTTTTCTAATACATTAGCTAATACTTCAAGAACTCTAGCAAGAGATTCTATTAATGAAACAACTACTGTTTCACCAATATTAGCCATTATTTCCATTACTCTTTCAACAACTGGTTTTAGAGCTTTTCCAATTCTTTCAAGAGAACTTAAGATAGATTTTAATGGTTCATTTAATTTTCCATCTTTAATTGCTTTAAATGTTCCAGCACCAAGAAGAGCCATTAATGTTTGAACTAATGGATTAAATTTTGTAAATACATTGAGCAGATTCTTAAGAGGACCAGTAAATTGACCAACTATGTTTCCAACTATTGGAATTTTATCAGCCATTCTTCCGAATAAAATTAATGCACCACCAAGAATAATTTTTAGATAATCAAAATGTTCGGCTAAGAAATCTGCTGCATCTGCTAATTTCTCAATTGCAAAAGGAATTTTATCAGCAATCTTATCAATTATAGGAGCAATTTGTTTACCAAGTTTATCTAATGCAGCATATAATTTTTCACCAGCGTCAGTGCTAAATGCATCAGCAAATGCTCTCTTGAGGTTGATTACAGATTGATAAATTCCCCCTTCCATTGCTTTGAAGCCGTTTTCAGCATCAAGTTCATAACCAACAAGCTTTTGAGCTAAGTTAGCAATACGACCATTAACACGGTCTGTCTGACGGGCCATAGTATTTCCGAATGCTAAATATGCCTCAGCAGATTGTCTAGCTGCTCCACTCAAAGAATTGAAATAGTCTTGGAATTCTTTAGAATTCTTAGGAAGATTAAGCTTTTCAGTATTAAGACCATAAAGCTCCATCATTGCATCTTTAACAATTTGCGTATCAATTCCGACTCTATTAAGAGCATCACTAACTTCACCTGCAGACTTGCCCATTTTCTTGCCTACTGCATCGTAAAGTGCAGGAACTCTCATAGCAAGTTCTTCAAATTGTCCCTTAGAAATATGTGTTTGAGATGTAACTTCTCCCCACTTGCTAGCAAGTTCTGCAATAGGAACGTTTGTAGAAAGAGAAGCAACACCAAGCATGTCAAGTGTTTGAGTAAGTCTTTCTGAATTTGAAGCAGCATCAGCAATTGATTTATCATATGTCATTAAATTCTTAACTGCTTCTACTGTTTCAAAACGTTGGAATGGGTTTTTCTTGAAGAATTTAACAGCTTCAGACATTGCTGAGTTAGCGTCTTCTGTGCTATTTGCCATGCCGATAATTTGAGCATTGTATTTAGCAAGGTCATCAGCACCTTGAAGACCCTTTGAAGCTAACCCCATCAAGCTTGTTGCAGCTGCACCAGATAAAATTTGAAACGAAGATAAACCAGCTTGAACTATTGAGCTGTTCATTTGTGAAATCTGAGAAATTGTTTCACTACAAAAATCTGCAATCGGTCTTGAAGCTTCAATTGCTCCTCTTGCAATAGCATCAGACATTTCATCAGCGAGATTATTCCAGTCTCTAATTAATTGTTTGTCTGCTTCACTAACTCTATCACCAAAAGCATCTATTGCTCTTCCAGCAGCTCTAAGCTGGTCTAAAAAATCATCAGCATTTGCTGTAATGTCATATCTAACTTGTCCTGCAGAATCGTTCACTAAAACTCTCCGGTTTTATATTTCATTGATTAAATTATACCAACCATATAAAATATAACTTAATCAATAAAAATTCACCAGACGTCATCTGGTGAACTCAGAGAGGGTGGTTTATTTATTCATCTATAATATCACGAATAATATTATCTAAATCTGAAATATCAAGCAATTCAATTACAACTACATAATTAAAGCATAGATGCCTACTATCAATTTCTTGATATACATTGTAATATTTCTCTTTGAAATATTCTTCTAAATAATCAGCTAATGGTGAATTATTTCCAATCCAGTCTTTCATTTTGTAAATGATTGTTCCATATTTAAATGAACAACCATCAAGTTCTTTTTCATATGCTTTTTCAGCTATTTCAATCATTCGATGAGCTTCTTCTTCTAGCTCATCCCATCCTCTGTTTGGTCTACTCATTTTCAAATTCTCCTTTTTCTTCTGCTAAACAATAATCATAATAATTGTCATATTTTTGAAAACCTTGTTCATTTAATCCAGCCCATTGAGCAAGTTCTGTATCTTTTAGAATAAAAATTGCTTCTAAATGGTCTTGAAGATAAATGATTTCATCTAATGAGACTGTTTCATCTTGAATATTTCTTTTAATATGTTCAAGTGCTTTTCTTTCTTGCTTTGAGATTGAATATTCAGTAATATCAACTCCCATTTCAGCATTTTCTGTTAATGATTTTGAGTTATCATATTCTGTCATAATTAAATCCACATAAATTTAAATTTTTTAACATTGTTTGCTACAATTCTCATATAGCAAATTCCTTCATTTGAAAATTCTCTACAAAATTTCTTAGCTAGTTTCAATGTAGAAGTAGAACAATAGATGTGTCCATCTAAATTTTCCAATGTATAATATTTAATCTTTTTCATATTATGCTCCTAAATCAACGATTTCCCATTCTAGATTTTTAAAATGGTTTTTGTAGTTTTCATTTAAATCTGCATTTAGAATGTTTTCTTTATTCTTATAAAGCCATTTTACTTTTTCTTCAGCTTCTTTAAGAGTTTTGTAAGAATTTACATCTTCTTTAGAATTTCCTTCTTTTACAATTACTAGAAATCTATTTTTCACGTTAGCTCCTTTGCTATTTAATTTAAATATATTATATATAACTTTAAGACAAAAGTAAATACTTTTTTATAGAAAATAGGCAGCCGAAGCTGCCTTAAATTAAATGTGCGTCTTAAAGAAAAACTCATGTTGTCTGTTTATGCTTTCTCTAAAATACTGGTCTGAGCTGTTTTTATAGAGCCAAGTTAATCCTTCTTTAAGAGTGAAAAATTTGATAGAAAACTGAGAATCTTTTGCTTTTAAGAAAAGAAGGTCTATATCTCTTGGAATCGGGACATCATGGATTATTTCATTATGCAATTCGTTATGAAGTTCAATGTTCACCTGATAAATAAACATATTCCTCAGATAAATTGCTTTTGGAGAATTCCAATGTTTTCTCTGAAACAAAACATGATGAGCATTAGTTTCTCTTCTTTTTTTCTTTTTCACATAAATCGCCCCCTTTTAAATGTGAAAAATTTAACGTGCAACAACTAATATAATTATACTACTTTTTCTATTTATGAAGAACTGTTAAAGCTATGACAATCTTATGTTGCAAATACGCTTATTTTTTATCTTGCTTGAGAATTTCTTCGTAATTTCTGTCAGCTTTGTCGCTTAAATCAACAAGAGAGCCTTTGATTATTTCCAAGCTAGTAGCAATATTCTTGTTTGATTCTACTAGAGCTTCAATAGCTCTAGAGTTGTCTGCATTTGTCTTGCTTAACTCTTCAAGTAGTTTACTATTTTTGTTACGGTCTTGAATAAATACCCACACAAATAATCCTGCCATTATTACAAGTCCACCCCATTTGCCAACAATTTCTATTATTTCTTCCATTGCTATCTCCTAGAAATTATATGTTCCGCTTGGCACAGGAGTCGTATCTATGTCGTGCCACTCGCCGTTAATCTTTACTACAACCTTGTTCCGAACTGTGTCATACCACATGCAACCATCTTGCGCATTTTTGAGAGCTAGATACTTGAGACATTTCAGATTTTCTAAAGCATTACTTTCTGCTTCATAAGCTGTATCTGCAGCTTCGACTGTCTGATATGTATCATCAATGTCAGTAGATGGATTGATTCTTGCAAGCGTAACGGGGAATCGACAATCGATTTCGCCAGACGCAATCATTTTATCACGGTCGAACAAAAACGAGTGATACTTTACGTCTGAGCCTACTTTGAAGAAACCATACGCAGAGTTTTTGTGTGAAGCACCTGTGTAGTAGTAGGCTTCAAAGCTTTTCTTTCCATCAAACTCATTGTCATGCTTATTTAGAAGCATTGTCATGCGAGAGTAGTTATCTCTTGCATAGGCTTCGTAGACATGGAATCCCCATCGGTTATGGCTTTTGTTGCCAGTATTATGGGCGATAATAGTTCCATCTACGAATATCTGACCATTGAACTGAGCTGGAACTGGTGCTGTTGCTGTGTCCATTCCAAAAGCTAACCGATTGCTCCATTGAGACCAGATAGCATTAGAGCTATTAGTCTCACCTTCTACAATATAGCCGCCATCTGTCGGCACTAGTCCATTATCGGCGTCGATTCTTTCGTAACCTCCGTCAATATGAATCCACTTATCGTATTTGTCGTCAGGCTCTACTTCATAATAGGCAACTTGCAATTCGCCTGTTACTCCAGTAGCAGATACAGATATTGTTGTTGTGCCGCCTTTGTCAATATGTAGTGCTTCTAGCAACTTTAGTCGCTCTAGCAAAGTCGTATCTTCGATTGCTTCATATTCTGGAGCTAGCAAACCATAGCAGTAGTCTATATTATTTGATTCTAGCAACGAGGCTAATGCTTTCGAAGATGTTATCCCAGCAATATTGACCCTGATATTGCCATCGCCACTCATTGTAATATAGTTATTGCCACTAAGATTGTCCCTTGGTAAGCCGAGAAGCTTGCTAGAGATAATCTGGAGTTCACTAGTTGGTCGCTCCCCGAGATTGGATCGTGTGAAATAGTCTCGGTCTACAGGATACCATCTCTCGATACCAGTTAGTGTTCCAATCGCAGTATTTCGCTCCACTACCCAAGCGTTATTGATATTGGCTATTCTATCAGCATAGTCGCCAACTCTGCGCAAGTTGATATTCCCTAATGGTAAAGAAATCGACTCGTTGTGGAACGGTTCTATCTCAGTAGATTTCGAACCAGCCGCAAGTTGTAGCTTAAAGGTATCGTCTAACTCGAATGCTTGATAGCCATCTTGATAGACTACAGCGATATAGTAAGCAATAGCTGTTTTTGTAAGCGTTACAGTTGCGGCGGTATAACCAATTTGAATAGATGCTGCAGTATAACTACCTCCTTCGTGAAAGAACCTGACCGTCTTTCGATACTGGTTACTTGCCGAATCTGTCGTTAGGCGATAAGTTCCCGCTGGGATAGAACAGCTTTTATTTTGTGCTGTTAGATATGACCAGCCCAGAGTAGGAGTGCCGCTGAGATGAATCTCGCCACTATCTGAATTGTAATCGACCGTAATATGAGAATCTGAATCATATCTCGACTTTGGGCATATCAAGTTCTTGCCTTGAATCTCTACCGTTTGCGTTCCAGTTACGGTCTTGATTGGTTGCGGATAGTCGGGGTTCGGGCTAGCTTGTCCGCCAACGAATGGCTCATAGCTAAAAGTATCTGTTGGCGTAGAAGATGCGCAGACAGATAGCCTAAAAGTTACCGAGCCTCCTTGGCCTGCGGTTTGCTCTAAAACTGTTCTTAAGCCTTGGGTAATCCCACTAAAACTAGACTTAGTAGTTGGTGTTACAGTATATGTTTGTCCAGCCACCATATCAGCAAGCTTTTTTTCTTGCCAAGAGCTAAATTGTCCCTGCGTCGAGTCAGTAGATGTTATAAACAGCGAGCCAGTTCCACTTACCGCCTTTACCTCAATAAAAATCTTATATACAGTGCTAGTTTCAAGAGCTAAGTTGCTTGTCCAAACATTTGTATAGACCGTTGTATCTCCAGAGGTGTTGTCTCTCGTAATGGTTATCCAGCCGTCATTATCTTTGGTTACATATGTTCCAGAAGATACTTGAGCGACATTATAGAGGTTTTGCCCTGTATAAGTCTGCTGAAAAGTATCGCCTAGAATTACGGCTGGAGCTACCAGAACATCTTTCCAGCTTGCTGTCGTAATGCTCAGCGAGTTGCCTGTGGCAATAGTCTTTGCGATATCTTTCGGAGTGAGGTATAGCTTGCTCTCATCACCTGTTTCTGGAAGTTCTGATACAACTGTAGGTTCAAAATTCTTACCATCTTCTCCTTGGATTCCCTGTTCACCCTGAGGGCCCTGAGGTCCTTGTTCACCTTGTGGGCCTTGAGGACCTTGTTCTCCTCTTGCAGGAATAACTCTTACTACAGGTTCTTCTGTAATATCTTGAACTACATATTTTGTTTCATCATTAAAGACAATCTTATAATTTGGGCAGCTCATTAGTTTTCCTCTGTAATTTCATAAACTATTTTAAGTTCACCCCTCATAACGGTGTAAATATCATTACCTATACCGATTTGTAAATCGTATAAATATACGCCTAATTCTTCTGTTTTTGTATCTTCTGGAGCTATTCTTACTCTTACTTTTCCAGGTTCAATTTCTGTGATTCCATTTTGCAAAGATTTTTGGAAAACATAATCATCGTCGTAATATTGCTTCTTTACTGAGAAATAACAAGAATTTAAGGAATCAGTTAAACCGCCTATTTCTACAGTAAATTGCTTTGTGTCTCCCTTGACCATTGCTAATTTAATTTCGTTGTTCATCTAAATAATCCACTAAAGTTTAATCCTGGATATATTTTAACACTTCAATAGATGATGACGTTGTTTATTCTCTATAAACTAACTTTGCTTTTCCATTTACAGAAGTATAAAGCTTTTTAATTCTCAAACAACTCTGTTTAGCATATGGAGCAAAATCACTATATAATGCTCCTATACCAAAACAATAATAGAAACTAGCATCTAAAACAGAACCGCTAGTAATATAAACATCAAAAGCTGAAACATCTGTAATCATAGCATCAGTAACAGTAAACCTTCTACATCACTTTGAGTCTGGAATCCAGCACCATTCGTCAACTGATTAGTATTCGTAGGAACAGTGATATTCGCAGTTTTATTGGAACTAGAGTTAGCCGTGAAGGTCTGAACCGTAGTACCATTCCTCTGAATCGTAAGAGTGCCGTTATTAACAGTAGGCGGTGTCGGCAAGTTATTCAAGTCGTTATAGTTACCAGAAGTAGCGACAGAAGCCAAGCTAGAGCTATCTGCCTTTGATTTAATTTTTGTTGCAAAGTCTTTAATTTGTGAACCAGTTAGTTCATAACTTGTATTATCATCTATTGCCGTAGTCCTCCTTAATCAGTTGTCTTCGTGTACCATAGCGTTACGTAACAATTTGCAAACTCTAGGCGGTCGCATCCGGTGTTAATATCGATGCTAGTGCTAGTAGCAAGCAGCGATATGGCTCCGCCTAGCAGAATTGGCGATGCGAATGGCAGATGGGCAGCAGCTTTTGATGATGTCCAGGCAACGGCCTCGACCTTAACAAAGTGGTCGAGGTTT